ACTCTTTATTATCGGCAATAATCTTTTGCCAGACTGGACTTGATTTAGTGACTTGTAGTTTCATTTTTACAACTCGTCTTTAGTCAAGTCCAACACAGGCTCGGCAGACATATCGCCAGTCCAAACTATCTCAATGTCATCGTGACTGTCTATGTAATCTTGGTCAGGGTATCCAGTAAAATCGTGTCCAATAATCTCGTTATCTTCTCTAACCTGATCCATAGCATCATCTTCATCTTCGGCAAAAACAGTTCCCATTAGTTCAATGTTCCTGAGTTCGCAATCTCTGTCATAGCCGAAAGGGTAAATTTCAATCCACCAATAAACTCGATATTCTTTCTTTTCCATTTTTTACTCCGTAACTGCTAGGCACTTCACCTAACTACTTCAACTTTATCAGTCCCGAATGGAAATAAGCAAGCGTGTCGGTATTTATTTTTTGGATCTCTAGAAATCTCTCTAAGACTTCTTTACCCTGACCATACGCTTTAGTCTTAGGTTCAGCTCAAAGGGAATTAGACCGGCAAGCATAGCCCTATAAAGTAAGTCATAGGTTCTAAACCTGTCTAGTCTGTCCAGCTCGGCAACTCGTTCTGGCGTGAATTTAGTTCTTCTCATTTTGCCTCCTTTGTAGTTAGTCATTACATAAATAATAACTTCTAATCGGCATAAAAAATTCCCGATCTCTAAAAAATAAATGAACCTTTTAGACACTTGTTCAGGTGTGTTCGGCAGAGGGGAAATGAAAGAAACCCTCTCCCAAGTCTATTTACGCCTATTACGCTTTCTAATAAATCTAGGAAGCTCGGCAACTGCTAGTAGCAACGCTACAAACAATAGCAGAAATGCCAAAGTAAATCCAATCTCAAATGCTCGCTGATTATTGTCGGCTATAAATCCATAATAGATACCGCAACCAGCAGACCATAAACCTAATACTGCCAAAAATGTTTTCACAACTTCACCGCAACTTTCTATTAGTTTTTAGTTGAGCCTTTTTAGAACTTGCTCAGGTTCGGCACTTACTTTACTTTCTCGCCAATTGCGATCAGTAATTCAGTTGGAGAAACTTCCAGCTCACGACATAGCACCGCCAAAGTATTTGACGGAATGTGTCGTTGATTATGAAAGTATCGGCTAAGGCTAGACTTCTGTAAGCCTGTTGCGATAGCGAATTGGTTTAGAGATTTGTATCCCTGTTGCTCGTAGCGAGCAATAAACCAAGTCCAAGTATCAACTTTTTTTCCCATTTTTTCACCTCTTTTCGTCTTGATGTATTCAGTTTAGTTGCTGTTTGGAAACTTTGTCAAGTTTATCCGCATTTTATTTTTTGGCGTTTCTACGATCTCTTGACTTGGTATCAAGCTTGTTCGCATACCAACTAAGTCGGTGTCCTGTATTCATTAGCACTCCGCTAATACTTCTAAGACTTCTAGCAATTTTATTTAGCATTATCTAATCTCTCTTTATCGGTGTTCCCCTGTAATACAGCATAGCGTTCTGCTCGCCACTCTTTACACTCTCGGCACTCTTGTTTATGTGTGTTCTCACCAATGTATTTTACTTCCGTAAGCTTGCCACAAGACCAGCAGGCGATCTTAGATTTTCTATCTTTCACTTTTGCCTTTCCAAAGATTTAGGTTGAGCCTTTTAGACACTTGCTCGGGTGTTGTTGCTAGTTAGTGCTGTTCACATCCACAGCAGTTATCGCAAGCGATAGGGTTGCTGTTTGCGCAAACACAGAATATATCCAGTTCTGTTTCGCATTTAGGGCAAAGTGCTATCTGTCCTGTTGTAGTTCTGATAAACTCGTCCATTTAGTCATCACCAAAACTAACGCTGTTGTTCTCGCCACACTCGGCACACTCAACATCAACATCTCCCGACCTGCCACCAACTACAACTTCTACGCTGTCGTTCTCAACTTCACACTTGCCACACTCAAAGCTGACGCTAATCTCTCGTTCATTATCCCAAGGGGTAGCAGTTCTCCAACCATCATAACCGCCACCAATGTCGTATCCACTCATTTTTATCTCCGTATCTGTTAGGCGATTTACCTAACTACTCCAAGATTACTATCTCCGTATAGAAATAGTCAAGTATTTAGATTATTTATTTTTCGGTGTGTCGCAAGTTTCACCAGATCGTCTTTTTTCGGGTAAAGCTAAACCCCCTAACCATTTAGGCTAAGGGGTTCGGCTTACTTCCTAGATACTCATAACTCCGTATGTTCCAATAACTAGGGATAGAACAATGGCGTAAGGTCCTAGTGGAACGCTAGTTCCAGCCTTAGCCTTACGAATAACCACCCGATAGAGCGTTGCGACAATGCCAGCAATAAGGCTTACAGCAACCAATACCACCGGCAACCACCAGACAAACCAGCCGATTACTAGGGAACTACCAAAGAATAACTTGATGTCCCCCATACCTAATAAGTCATAGTAGTTAGCAAACATACCAGCAATACCGATACCAAACGCAACTGCCAAAGCTAATCCTAATCTCCACCACTCTCCACCAGCGAAACTAGCAACTAAGTCGGCAACCAAACTCATAACGATAAATGGCAGGATAATCTTGTTCGGTAGTCGGTGTTCTCTAATGTCTATGACGATTAGGGGAATAGCAACGATAGCCAGATAAACCAATGGCATTACAGCGATAAGTGTTGTGTTCATTTGAGTTCCTTACTCTCATTTAGGTTAGGCGATTACCTAACTACTCTCAACTTTACTAAACCTGTTCGGGAATAGTCAAGTTATTTTTAGGCGTGTTTTACTAAATAAACAATGGCAATGTATTCATCAGCATAGGTCGCAACATTATCGGTAAATGTCCAGTTGCGAGCTTTATCTATGTCTAACCACGAAAGTTTGCCGGTGCTATCTTTTAGGGCAACGCTGTTAGTTTGTAGTTTCCCTATCGTTCTGACCTGATCTAGAAACTTATGAGGTTTTTCCTCACCTGTCTTTATGTCTAGGTATTTGATAATCGTTAGGGTTGTATCAGGCTTGGCTAATACTCTTTTGAACTCGGCAAGTGTTTTCATTAGTTCTCCTTTTTTAGTTGTGTTCTAACTTTACCAGCTTGGCTAGTCTAAGCCAAACTCTTTTCTAAACTTAACAATGTCTAATCTAGTTTCGGTAATCATCTCACCTAGTTCATTAGACTTTATTGTCGCCTGTTCTAGCTGTGATAATAGCCTGTCTAGAAACGCTAAGTCTTTATTCGGTGTTGTCTTTACCTGCTCGGTAATACCTTCCAATAGAGATAATAACCCTGCTCGTCTAGATTTTAGATCTAGTAATCTCTGTTGTAGTTGTTCTAGTTGCTCGTTCATTTTTATTTTCCCTTGTTAGTGATAAAGGTGATAACCCTTTTGGATTACCACCTTTATCGGTGTAGTTCTAACTTACCTTATCGGCATACGCTAACGCAAACTGCTCGGCAGTATAAGTTTCTCCGTCATACTGAACTGAACCTGTATCGGCATTTACAACAACGACAGGATTATCGTCAAAGGTGTCGCTAGGCTCTGCCTTTATTGCTCTAATGCCGAAACTCAACTCTCCGTTGTAGTTTCCTAACTTTGCGTATTCATAGAATAGCTGTGCTGTTAGATAAGACGGGTCGCCTATTCTGCCCGTTCTGTCCAATACATTACCAACTGCCTTAGCGTTGTCTGTGCCTGACCAATGCCCATAAAGTTCTATGGCTGTATCAAACTGCTCGCTTGTGATGTGGATAGTTGCTCTATCGCCCATTTTTGTTTCTCCTTTTTCGGTGGTTTATTTTTTTTGGTGCTAACTAATCTAACCACAACTACCTAAGATTAGTCAAGCTTATTTTCCGGTATGTTCCCTAAATAAAAAATAAGCCTTTTATACACTTGCTTAGGTGTGGAGCAAGGGAGAAATGAGAGAAACCCTTGCTCGTTGGCAGTAGTGTTAGGGGGGACTAACTGCCAAGCTTGTTTTTAGTCTGGTGTCGGGTCATAGCAATTATCGCAATAACCGATTTTGTCGCTTACAGCATAGCGTTCAGCGTCAATGAGTGGATTATTCTCGTCTATCTGTGCCTTACACAACGGACATCTCTCAACAACTTCATTATTGTTGATAAGCATTTCTAGATCGTGTAAAGCTTGTTCGGCACTAATCTCCTTGGAGTAGTAGTCGTTGTAAATAGCCTTTACTGCTTTCTGCTCAACTTCGTTCATTTCCATTTTCTGCTCCTTGTTTTTCGGTGGTAGTTCCACTTTACTCGGCTTGATTACTTTTTGTCAAGTTTTCTTTTAGATTAGAAATCTTGTCTGCTGTCCAAGGGCTATGATTACACTCGCAATGTGGTTTTACCCACTCCCTAGCAATACCGGCAGGGTCGTTGAAACAAGTATCATCTATGTCATCTTGGAAACAACGGAGCATAAAGTCGGTGGTCTTTCCACACACTCCACAGCAATACTCAATAACTTCAAGCTTGTGTCCTATGTGGTTGCTTAGGTAGTCATTGAAATAGAAACTTTTTGGATCACTAAAATCGCCTTTCGGCTTTCCCTGTTCGGTCATTTTTTCTTTGCTTTCTTGATAGTTAGTTTTACTTCTACGCTGTAAAAGCGTTCTACAACTTCCCTTGCTGTTTCCCAATAGCCTAAGTCTATGGCGGTTTCTCGGTGAGTTCTAACTAACTCGTCTGCTAGGCGTTCTAGTAGTTCATCATTGGTTAGGTGTTTTACATACTTGGTCATTTTTCTACTTTCATTTTCGGTGGTATCTCTACCTTACCACTTTTCTCGGTAAAAAGTAAATCCCCTAATCCAAACTCTCGGTTCGGTTTATTAGGGGATCGCTTTTTTAGTTCTTAGACAAGCTTTATGTATTCGTATTCGGTTGTTCTTAGGCACTCGTCAAACGCAACAGGGAACTTCTCTTTCATCAAGGCACGATCAAAACTTGTGTTCTTTCCTGCCTGTAAAACATACGAACCCTGTCCAGCAACAACTCCACGCTTGGCACCATTTAGAGCCTGTGCCAAGATTTCGGTAGCCTGTGCCTTTTGTGTTTCTAGTTCTGCCATTTGGAGCTTGATAGTTTTTAGCAGGGCATAAGCTTCTTTTGCTTTTTTGCTTGTGATTTTTACTTCTTGTGGTTCTTGATTTTCCATTTATTTACTTCCTTAGTTCTGTGCCGATTTCGGCTATTGGAACTTCCAATACTTCTAACTTAGTCTTTTCTCTAATCTAAGTCAAGTTTATTTTCATTTATTTTTTCGGTGTGTCTAACTATTTTCTAAATAGCTTTGATACTGCTCTGTTCTTTCTATTACCCTGATCAGTTTTTTATTGTTGGTTAGGGTAGCAAAATCCATTAGACACTCGGCTCGGTTGTAATACTTTTTTGTTTTTATCCAAGCTCCGTTTAGTGTTCGGTAAGTCAGGCTTGCTCTAATCTCTGCTCCATACTCGGCAGAATAAGTAAGCTCTAACTTTGTCTTAGCGTTCTCTATTTTCCAGATCGCTATTCTTGATAGTTCGTAATCAACTTTCACTTGGTTTCCCCTTTTTTCATCTCGGCTTTTTCTAGTCTAGTAGCCGATACTAAAACCTGAATTTTGTTTCCGTCTGCCAAGCTTAGTCCTAAGCAGTTTCCGTTAGTATCAGTTCCACCTGTAAGGATTACATTACCAACGATTATGTCCGTAGCTCCAAAATAATAATTCCAAATAGCAGTTGCTCTGTGGTTGTAAGGTAGTCCGTCTAGTTTGCCTTCCTCGTTTGTCCACATAGTCATAGTTGGCGATAATCTAACGATCTCTAAATAACCGCCAACGACTTCCTTGATAACTTCGTATTCGGTTTCGGCAGTAAAGCTCACAACTTCTAGTTCCCCTGCTGTCTTGATAATTAGGGCTTGCTTTTGATTTTCCATTTTTTTCCTTTTTGTCGGGATAGTTCCATTGTTCCAAATAGGTATCGGTAAGTCAAGTATTTCGGCAAAAAAAAATTCGCCAAGTTTTTAGCCTGACGAATTCTTTTCGGTTGCCTAATCTCTGGTCAAATCCTCAATAGTGTCGGCTGGTGGCTCTGTGTGGCTACTAGGTTTCGCTGTTCTGCTGAAAGTGCTGTTGCCATAGGTCAAGTCGTGTCCAATTGTTTCTGCTTCTATCTCAACGCTTGTTCCTGCTCGTTCGCCATTGTCCCAATCACGAACACGCAACTTACCTGAAACGATTACACGATCGCCTTTGCTAACACTTGTAGCAACATTTACCGCTAATGTTCTAAACGCAGTAATGGTGAACCAATTTGTGTCGCTATCAACCCAACGATTTTGTGTTCTATCCCAACGCCTGATACTACTTGCTAGACGGAAACTTGTAATCTCTAATCCGTCTTGCGTTACTATGTGGCGTGGTGTTGTTGCTACTAGCCCTGTTGTTATGTATTCCATTTTATTCCTTTGTTATCGGTGGTTTTTTTGGTAAGCAGTTTAGATACTTGCTTAGGTATTTAGGCGTTTGCCTATGGTCTTAGTTTAGTGGTTTCACTAACAAATCTCAAATCCACCACTATCGGTTAGAAACTCGGCAAACTCTTTTATGTCATCAAGCTCCAAATCGTAGTTAGTTTCCCAACTATCTTTCTTGCCCTCGCCATTACAACCATTACACCAACCCTTTTCTCTACCTAAGAGAATAGCCAAATCCGGTGCTAATTCACGATCAGACATTTTGTTCTCAACGCCAACCTTGTCGGTTCTAATACCTGTGCCTTGACACCACTCGCAATTTTCTCTTGGCAAAAGTGATAAGTGTATGTTTCTTGCTTTTACATAAGTGCTTGCTGTTCCGTCAGACAAATCTTTTACAAGCAAGCGAGCAAGCTCCACGCTGTCGTTAGCGTCAAGTCCATCACCATCGTTAGTGTGTCCGTTCTTTACCTTGCCAGCAAGGTCTGTGTGTCGGTCTAGGCAGTAGTCCCATAGTGGTCGCCAGCCCCATACATTTCTACGGAAGTAAGTTCCCTTTTCGCTTTTTGGATTTTTTCCATAAACATCCATACCCATTTTTGATTTCCTTTCAGTCGGGTTATGTTTCCAAATTACCAGCTAATCAGATACAAGTCAAGTTTCTTTACAAAACTTTTCGTGGATTTTCCAAAACAAGTTATCAACTCCACGCCACCACCAGAAGTAATACCACCGATTAGCGTGAGCATACATTTTACAAACTAGGGGTCTGCCCTTACAGATTTCGCAGTTGATCACTTATCAAGCTTTATCTTGTAGTGGTTCGGCACTAGGTCATTTAGGTCAAACATAAACTCTAAGCTGTCGTATTGGTCTAGGTTCTCGTCAAGCCACTCCTCAAAATCCGGTGTGTATTTGATGTTGGTGATTAGCCAATAGCCCTCGTCAATTTCCATTTGACACCATTGTTCAGTTCCTCGCCACTCAAACCAAATCTGTCTGCCAGCGTTTTCTAGCCAAGCTCCCTCAACTTTTGTAATGACTACATCAGGGATAAAGTTGTTGTCCTCGTTGGCGTATAGATCGTATTTCATAGGTTTCCTTTTCTAAGAAGTTAGGTGAGCAGTTTATCAACTTACTCAGGTTTAGCATTTTTTTCTTTTAGGGAGAGAGAATAAAATACAAAAAAAGAAAACCGGATAGTTATTACCATCAACTCCAATAGGGCTACAATTTTTAGGTCTGGAAGTCAAGACCCTTAGTTTTTTCTCTTGCTAAGGAACAAGCGTAGTTTAGCGACATACATTGGTCGGATTTCACTAGGTTTTCAGGGTAGTAATCCCCATACCACCAACACTTGTTCCTGAACGGACACCTCTGGTTCTCCACCTAAAACTAAGACTTCTAGGTTTAGGTTTCGGTATGCCTAGCAAAAGTTTATTTAGTTATTCCTCATAAGGATTATAGTCCTGTTCGGGCGATAACTCAAATCTAAAACTAGCTCCGTATTCATCGTGGCTTGATCGGGTAATTACCATTTCCTTTTCAGGCGTAATCTCAACCCTTAGCGTGTAATCGCCATTTATGGCAAGAGCTTTTAGTAAGTCCTTAGCAGGAACTTCTGTCCAACCACTCGTGTTGTCCCAATTCATTTTCTCGCCAACAACTCTGATGATCGTGTCCTCGTCCCAACCCTTACTGTTCAGGTATGGCATTAGAAACTCGTCTGTGAAGTATTGCTTATCGTCCTCAAAACAACCGAAACACTCGTCACTCCAAGTCATTTCGCCTGTTGTTTCGTCCTCAACCTCGCAAGAGCAAGTGTTAGACATTTTCATTTCTGTTGCCTGTGGTTCAGTTTCTTTATCCATTTTGATTTCCTTTCAGTTGGATAAGTTCAGTTTATAGACTTACAAGCTGTTCGTCAAGTTCTATCGGCAAGTAGTTTGGAACTCCACCACACATAACCATACCGATTTTGATTACCAGATCACTAGGCTCAATAGCCAAACATTGAGCAACCTCTATCAGCATTTCACTACTGACTTCTTTGCGAGCTTTTTCTATTTCCCATAGGTAAGTAAGCGAGATACGCCCTGATCCTCTATTTACTGTTTGGCGTAGCGTGAGCTGTTTGTCTTGCCGGTATTCAGCGATTATGTGTCCTAGTGCTTGTCTAAATAGCATTTCATTTTCCTTTTCGTTTTGGTTTATTTAGCCTATACCCCTGTGTAAAGTTTTGTCAAGTTTTAGAGAGGGACTAGGTAAGAAAGAGAACCACCAAAAAATTACCTAGTCCCTGAACGGATAGCTGGAAAGGGGAAAAAACTATCCGTTCTCGGTGAGAGAAAGCATAAGCTCACCGAAGTTTGTTTATTCCAATTCAGGAACTTTATTACTCAAAAGAGGATACTGCCTAACTCTCTGATCGTCAAGAACCCAAGCTATCG